CGGCTTCGCCTGGGGATCGGCCCTCGCAACGTATCCGTACTTCGGAAAGGTCGCAGAGTTCACCGGCCGCCTGACCGCCATGCAAGGCGACTGCTCGATGCCGGAAGTACACCGTCGAATGAGCGAGTTGTATGGCGAGCGGGGCAACATCAAGACGGCCACCCGTGCTGTCATTCAGACGCAGGTGGACTGGGGGGCGATACGCCGCGTCACCAAAGGCAATCGCATTGAGCGACTGGCGCCGAAGCCGGTAACAGATCCGATGAAGGTCTCGTGGCTGATCGAGGCAGTGCTGCGTTATCACGGCAAGGCCATGGCGCTTGCCACGCTGCAATCCACTGCGGCGCTGTATCCGTTCTCGTTCGACCAGCCTCTCGGCTATGTGGTGTCGAAGAGCCCTGCATTGGAGCTGCGAGCGGCGGGCCCTAGCAACCAGTTCGTCGCGCTGCGCGCCACACTTTGAGGAACGAGCATGAACACAAAAACAGAAAACACGAGCGCACCGGCGAGCTGGTTTGTTGGCGCAAGCTACGGGGGCACGGACGATCAGTTGCCACGCTTTCTGTCCGAGGGGATTTGGGAGAACGGCTACGAGGACAAGCATCTCGACGTGGTGCGATCAATGCGGCCAGGCGATCGGATCGCAGTCAAGTCGTCCTACACGCGCAAGCATGGACTGCCCTTCGACAGCCGTGGACAAGCGGTTTCGGTGATGGCGATCAAGGCGATCGGCACGATCACTGAGAACCTGAATGATGGCCAACGAGTCAAGGTTGACTGGACAAAGATCGAACCGGTACGTGAGTGGTACTTCTATACCCACAGGGGAACGGTGTGGCGCGTTCTGCCTGGCGAGTGGATGACCGATGGTCTGATCGCCTTCGCCTTCGACAACAAGCCGCAGGACGTCGAGCGTTTCCGAAACGCGCCCTATTGGCGGGAGCGATTCGGGACAGTGGCGCCCGACAAACATCGCTTCGGCTGGACAAAGTTCTATGAAGCAATCGCCGACAAGCTGCTCACCTATCGCACCAACAGGGCCGCCCTCGTGGAAGGCATCCGGGAGATCTCTGTTCGGGTCGACGGGCTCGGTCACCTGGCGGAAGACAAGTATGCGGATGGCACCACGGGCTTCGTGAAGGACGTCTGCCCGTTCACGACGATGGGTCTATTCAATCGAGGCATCAAGGATTCCAACCGCAAGATCATCGCGACCGAGTTGGCCAAGTTCCTGGGCGTCGACGAACCTGTTCCAGAGACGTTCGAAGGCATCCCGCTGCTGAACAACTTGAAGTCCTGGTACTTTCCATTCGAGGTCAATCGCGCGACCGACCACATCGACGCGCTTTGGGGCGTCTTCGCAGCGGGCATCGCGTATGCAGACACCGACGATGACCTTGCCCGCGAGGAGTTCGCCAAGGCCTTTGACAGCGCGAACGGGCGCCGAGGCGTTGCATGGAACCTGACGTTCGGCCTTTACTGGATCAGGCCTTGGGCGTTCCTGAGCCTTGATCACAACTCTCAGGTCTACGTCAGCAAGAAGCTTGGCGTGCCGATTGGCCTTCACGGCCCGAAGAGACGCTGCAATTCGGCAGACTACCTTGCCGTGATGGATGTACTGGAGCCGCGCTTCCAGGAAACCTCTTACCCGGTCCATTCCTACCCTGAGCTTTCGCTGGAAGCATGGCTATACAAGGACCCCACCGATGAGAAGTCTCCGGTCGGCGAAGACGACGCGGGTGACGCCGATGATGGTGACGATGCTACTGAGGCAACTGCACCAGTGGGCGTTCATGTTGCCGTGCCGATCGTGCCGTACTCGGTCGACGACATTCTCAAGGACGGATGCTTCCTTGAGCGCAACGAGATCGATCGGCTCCTGGACCGCCTTCGCACCAAGAAGAATCTGATCCTTCAGGGGCCACCAGGCACCGGCAAGACGTGGCTTGCGAAGCGCCTGGCGTTTGCGCTGATGGGGCAGAAGGACGAAAGCAAGGTCCGCGCGGTGCAGTTTCACCCCAACCTGTCCTACGAGGACTTCGTCAGGGGATGGCGCCCGACCGGCGAAGGCAAGTTGTCGCTGGCCGACGGCGTCTTCATGGAAGCGATTAAGGCCGCGTCGAAGGACCCGTCGTCGAAGTTTGTCGTGGTGATCGAGGAAATCAACCGTGGCAACCCGGCGCAGATCTTCGGCGAACTCCTGACGCTGCTGGAGGCAGGAAAGCGCACGCCCAACGAGGCACTGGAGCTGTGCTACCCGGATGCGGATGGGAAGCGCCGCCCCGTTCACATACCGGAGAACCTTTACGTGGTCGGCACGATGAACATTGCCGACAGGTCGCTGGCCCTGGTCGATCTCGCGCTGCGTCGGCGTTTCGCCTTCGTGGGTCTGGAGCCAAGGCTTGGCATCGCGTGGCGGGATTGGGTGGTCAAGGAGTGTGCTGTCGATCCGGCTCTGGTCGCGGATATCGAGCACCGAATTGCTGAGCTGAATGACCAGATCGCGGCTGACGCGCGGCTGGGAAAGCAGTTCCGGATCGGCCATAGCTACGTGACTCCCGCACATAGGCTGGAGGCCGGGGACACTAAAAAGTGGTTCCAGCAGGTGGTCGAGACTGAGATCGGGCCACTGCTCGATGAGTATTGGTTTGACGCCCCTGACGAAGCGCAGAAGGCGTGTGCACGGCTGATTCAGGGCTGGTGATGGGTGTGGTCGCGGAGCAAGTCGAGATCGCGTCGGTCGACGCAGATGGCTACATCGGACGTATTCCGGTGCGCAATCTGTGGTTGCTGATGCTGTATGCGTCGGAATTGTTCCGCACTCGCGGCATCGGCAATGTTGGCCTGGAGGACAACCCTGACGATCTCCCCGATCTGGTCGCCGAGATCCTGGCCCACGCAGTCGAAGTCAGGCAACGCCGCCGCCTCAATCTGGGCTACCGTTCTCGGGATGCGGTCCTCAACCGCGTGCGCGGGCGGATTGATGTCCTGACTACGGAGCGGCATCGATTGCTGGATCGTGGCTTGGTGGCCTGTCGATTTGATGAGCTGACCATCGACACGCCACGCAATCGCTTTGTCCGCGCGGCACTGGAGACCATCTCCAGAATTGTGCAAAGGGAGGACGTGTCTCATCGCTGCCGCTCACTTGCCAGCGGCATGAAGGCCATGGGTGTCTCCGGCGATGCGCCCACTCGCGCGCAGATGAGCACCGATCGCTTTGGCCGCAACGACGCAGATGACAGATTCATGGTGGCTGCGGCGAAGCTGGCTTTTGATCTTGCCTTGCCAACTGAGGTGGCCGGGACGAACGTGTTGACTCTGCCGGATCGCGAGGTCACCTGGGTCCGACGACTGTTCGAGAAGGCCGTAGGCGGCTTCTATGACGTGGTACTGCAACCGCAGGGATGGCGGGTTCGGTGTGGCGGTACGCTGGGCTGGCAGATCGAACAGAAGTCATCGGGAATCGACAAGATCTTGCCGACGATGCGAACCGACGTGGTCCTCGACCATGCGCCTTCCGGCCGGCGAATCGTCATCGACACCAAGTTCACGTCGATCGTGACGAGCGGCTGGTATCGAGAGGAGACGCTGCGCAGCGGGTACGTGTACCAGATCTACGCCTACCTGCGATCCCAGGTCGGGCGCGGCGATCCGCTTGCAGACTGCGCCAGTGGCTTGCTGCTGCACCCTTCTGTCGGCGACGCCGTTGATGAGACGGTTGTCATCCAGGGGCATGGCATCCGATTTGCGACGGTGGATCTGACAGCATCGTCCGGAGAGATTCGATCGCAATTGCTGCGCTTGTGCGAGCCAGCGCTTCAGTAGAGAGGGCCAGACATCAGCGCCGCCTCGACCTTTCGCCTTGCCACCAAACCTGGCAAGACCCTTCCGCCACCGTAGATCCATCGGCTGAGCTCCTGAGCTGATGCTGCCCAGTCCCGCTGGTTGATCCGCCGCCGCAGCCTCGATGTCTGCAGTCGTCCAGCACCGAGATTGAACGTGAAGTCGACGATTGCCGCGAGCCGTCCCTCGGGTTCGGTGGCCAGCACCGGGCAGTAGCGCAGCGTCGCATCGAGTGCGGTCACCAGGTCCCGCGCCAGGTAGGCATCCCCTTCGTCCTCCGAGATCGGCGGATGCGTCGCCTCGCACAGATGGCCATAGCCAATCGTCCAGTACCCTGCTGGGCAGATGTACGGATGCGCGCGTCCAGGATCGGCCTTCGGCACGCGATGGAATCCCTCGAAGCGCTTGGCCAGCTCGATGGCCGTTTTCGGTACTCCGGTCACGAACGCACCCGGTCGAACACGCGCCCGAGGAACCAGAAGTTCAGCACCCCGGCCCACAGCGCCTGATCGGCTGCCGTCCATGCGTGCAGGATGGCAGTGCCCCATCCAGCGCCAGCGGTCACGGCGGCCGCGAAGGCAGCCGTCTTGGCAGCGCAGTACAACGCCATGAACCAGTAAGTAATCACCGGCCGCACGCTGACCGATAACGCGTCGGCCCAGCGCACACCGGTTTTCTCCCCTTGGGTGCGGACGGCCTCGCGCAGCGCATCGACAGCACCGACATTCCAAGCAGCCTCGGCACTCGCGCCGATTTCGGCCATCCGCTGCGCGCCGCGCAATTTTTCGAACTCCAGCGCCTTGTCCTGCATCGCCAGCTCGTGGCCACGCTCACCCTGGCGGTCGATCCATTTCAGAATTTCCGGCGCAAGACGGAAGGCCCCGCCGAGGAGGCCACCGAGTAAGGTTTCGATCATTGAGGGCCTCCCAACAGTTTCAATTTGATGGCGGCACCGACGAGCAGTGCGGCGAGGATTCCGGTGGTGATCACCTTCACGGTGGTCTGCCAAGCGGTACGTCGGGCGTCGCGCCAAGCGTCCAGCAGATCGCGCAGTTCGCGGATGTCGTGCGCTGCGTGGCCGTTCTCTAGGCCAAGGTGGGTCAGCACACGCTCAGCTCCGCGCTCGGCTGCGCGTTCGAGCAGATCGTCGAAGTCCTCCTTGCGCAGCAGGAGCATGTTCTCGACGAGCACGGGTTGTGGTTCGGGTTCGGTCATTTGCTTTCTCCAGAAATACGAAACCCGCCCGATGCGTGAGCATCAGGGCGGGT